CTTTTTGATTGGGTGTATTGGCGTGAATTGCAATCAACGAGTTAATTCTATCTGTTTCTGCTTCGTTTAATTTACCTGAAAACGCACTTGTGTGCATACAACTAATAACAAACTCTGCATTAGGTGGTGCATTTCTAAAGTCTATAGCACCTGTCTCATAGTTTATCGTACCGTCTGCCGCACCAAATAAATTCCCTTTACCATCATCATATACAAATGCACTAGAGTTTGGTATAGTGGCATAAGTAACTCTATCATAGGAAACATCATCTGGAAGCTTTGCAGCTACAGCAGCAGGAATATTGGCAGCCGCTGGTATTCTTCCGTTTGCAGCTGCATCAATAAATGAACCAGAGTCTCCAGTATCTGCAAGAAGTATAGCAGAAGTTGAAAGATGAGAACCTGATGTAAACCTAACATCTCCATCAACTATTGCAACGTGAACTTTCTTTTCAAAAAGATTTCCAGCTGTATAAAACTGAGTGTCTAAAGCTGATTGTATTTTAGATATAATACCATTACTGCCACCAAAATTAAGGTTGCTAGCATCTGTAGTAAATGTCAAGTCTTGAAATAGTGAACCACCATCTACTGTTATATCTATCTTATATTGAGTCGATGCAGTCAATCCAGAATGTGTGCTTCCAGTAATACCACTTAATCCTAAAGACTGATAACCAGCTTCATAGAATTTTAAAGAAACAGAACCTGCTATTAAACCTTGCACTTTAGTAGATGTTCTTCCAAGTGCAAAAAAATTCATAGCTCTAAACTTTCCGTCTGAATCTGTTTGAGCTACACTATATTTATCAAAATCGTGATAGGCATTAAAAAATGGAATCCTTACAGAGTCGTTGTCGACCGCAGCAGTACCACCATCAGTCCCATACATATCTCTTTTTACTGTAAGTTTGTTGTTAGCAAGGTCAGACTTATCTCCAATAGCAGTAACTTCCATAACTTCATTTCTTACCCTAATCAAATCACCAACTCTAAAATTGTTTGCAGCACAGTTGGCAGCACTCGTGTAAGGCTCTAGGTAAACATCTGTATTGGTTGCGTTGCCAACAATGCCAGCCGCAGTTGCACTATCAATATCTGCAACACCATCAGAAAACTCAACATACATATCAGAACTAGGCGTAGCATTGTCTACAACAGTACCATCTACAATAACAGTCATATCATCAGAAGCGTGAGTTTTAGCTATTGCTCTAATAGGAGGATAATAAGTCTCATTAGGCAAAAGCATAGTATGTAAATAAACCACATTTTCATCTAATGTGTCGTCATCATCGTGATATGATTCATAGCCAGCCATAATAAATACAGGCGTATTGCCACTATTTATAACTTCTACTCTACTTGGCATCCCTTCTTTTGTTGCTGAACTAGCAGCAGATGATATTGAAAGTATTTGGTCTGACTGTGTAGCACTATAGCTAACTGACTTTGTTTTTTCTAGGACTGGCTTTGCCCCTTGTCCATTTCCATTTGTATTGTTTTTTGGAGTCGAGTCAGTCATTCCGTACCCTCCACCTAATGTTCCTGTCTTTGGCATAATTTTTCTCCTTTACCTTATATGATATCTTACTAGGGCATTAACACTATAGTCACTATTTGTGCCATTCCCTTCTATTGTTAATGCTAAATAATTACCAGCGTCTACATCAGCAGACTGTATACTTAATGATTCTCTGTAGAATTGTTCGTAACCTGCGTTAGCCATACCAACGTGATCTGCTACGATTGTTGTGCCACTCCAAGAGTTTATAGTCGTTCCATCAGATGTCGCCAGACTACATAAATGAAAGTTTAAGGCATCTCCACCCGCTGCGTCCCCGCCTACCAATATTGATACCGCATCTACAGTAATGTTAGTATCTACATAATGTAAGTAATGAACCCAATCGTCTCCGTTATTACTAACAGATGGTGCTTCAGGGTTACCGCCTGTTCCGAATGTTACAACTGCTCCTGCTGGCTCAGGGCTTACAGGTACACCAATATGTGTTCCGTTATCTACATCAATACCTTTTGCCATAAACCTTAAATATTGAGTATTGGCTGTAGTTTGTGTCTCGTTGACTTTTACTAGGCTATTTGACGTGTCTACATTTAATATATTGTTTCCTGATAGGTTTTGAACTCGAAATGATTGAGTGTGATTAGTTGACACAGGCTTTATAGTTGAGTTTCTTTGCCCTAAACTGAGCATTGAGCTATTTCCTTCGCCATCTTTAACTAAATTTCCGTGTACTCCTACTCCATTATTGGAATTGTCAAGCTGTAATAAATCTTTATATGAATTTGCTACTGTTTTATCTGTTAAACTCATTTATTCTCCTATGATGTTATATCCCATTTTAATGAAATTGTGACATTAGTATCGCTAGATGCAGTTGGGGTTGATAAATAAAAAGCATATATTTTTCCTTTTGAGAAGTTAACTGGAAAACTACCTACGCTTGGAGAAGACATATCGTACTCTAATGTAGTGTCATCTGCTATATCTACTGTTAAGTCTTTTCTAAAAATCGAACTGCCGGGCACCTCAGTACCATCAGAAGACTCGTAAATTCTTAGACTCATAAGACCATCTTGAGCTATTTCACTTCTAAATATAAATTTATCTAAAGTCCCATCGTACGGAGCAACAAATGCAATATGCTCATTTTGACTTGCTGTGCTAGTCCTTTCTATTACATATCCGTTCATAGGCAGGTAATTGGCTTGCACAGATGTAAAATATCCGACGTTTTTAATCTGATATTGGAATTGCCCTATAGGATTTTCTGCTCCTGTATCGTCTGTATCTATAATTCCTGCCCTTGCTTCACTACTATGTAATCTTATTTTTCCATCTGCTTTTATTTTTATACTACCATCTACATCGCTATCAAAGTTAGCAGACTTTATTTTACCTTCGTTATTGATAAATATATTAGTCGGCTCATCTCCAACATATATCTGTTGAAAATCTTTACCAAAGTTTCCACCTATTTTTAACTCTTTACTCATCTAAACTTTCCACAAACTTTTTAATTTTTGCCACAACCTTGTCATCTTTTTTAGATTTGGTTAGGCTTGCAACAAACCCTAGTATACCTAGTATAGCAGGTATAGTACCTTTTTTGGCTACATATCTAGCTATAATAGTTCTTAATATCATTTTTTATTATCTGACCTTAGACCTTTAATTAAGCCTCTTAAAGCACCACCTACAACATTGTCAATTAAATCGATAAAGTAAGGCTCTATAGTAGCGTTCCATAGTTTTTTAGTTGCCCAAAACTTAGTTAATCCTGCTGTCATCAATATTCCTAGTTTTTCAAAACAGCCTTCCACGACTGCACAAATCTTTTCATTAGGTATTTTTTTAAGCACCCATAATACTGCACCACCACTACCTGTTCCTAAAGTTAACATTAACCAATCCATAGTTATTCTCCTTTAATTAAATTTTCTAGCTCTATAATTTTAGACCTAAGCATTATATTTTCATTCTCAAGTCTTCTAATTTTCAAACCAAAGCTGTTGATTTTTACATCAACCTCTTGTCTTATTTGATTAAGCATCTTTCTGTCTTTAATGCTAATCACTTTTCTTCCCATTTGCTCAAGTCTAACATCTGTAAGGGTCTTTCTATAACGTGTTCTTTTAACTTATCGTTTTGGATTTGGATTTTAGTTCCACCTTTTACATAAGGTTTACCGTTAGCCATTCCAATATCGTAAGCAAAGAATGTTGTTTTCCACATACCAACCCTTATAACTCTAGCTGGGCGACCGTCTAATATCACAACATCGTCAGTATTTATATCTTTACCAAGAAAGACTTTTAGTCCTTCAACGACTGTTTCAATAGTAGACTTAAATAACAGAAGTGCAATACCAGAAAGGAACAACCATAACCAGTTGCCTAAAATTCCTTCTGCTTGTGCTACTAACTGCTCTTCGTTCATTCATTACTTCATTAACTTATAAATTTTTAAACATATATATAAAAAAGTAGCAACCCCTACCATAACTCTTACAGCAATAGGCAACCACTCCATCCAAGTAACAACCATAGCACCTGTTCCTGCTGTGGTTGTCTTTAAACTATCTATCATAAATACTCTCCGTAAATTTTGGAAGCGTAGTGCAAGATCGCTTCTTCGTATAATATGGAGTGTACAAAACAGAGGATGTACTATACGACCACTTTGAATATGGTTTCTCGTTTCCGATTCTTTTTAGCCGATTTTGCATTATACGCCTCCAAAGTTTTGTCAATCTCATAACCTTTACAATCTGTGTTTTGCAAGTCTATTTTTATACCATCTCGGTTACCATTCTCATAAAACACATAAGCGTTCTGACTTGCTCTTCCACCGAGATTTAAAGCCTTTTCAGAGTAATCGTTTGGTCCTACCATACTAGATGACCTTCCAAAACAATCTCCTACTCGTGCTGAATGAACGTGACCAAATATAACATAGTCTATTCTAATTCCTTTCATTGAGTATCTACCACATATTTGATTGATAGACTTTTCTACACCCGCACCTACTGCACCGTGTCCGTGTATCATTAAAAGGTTCTGCCCTGCTACATTGATAACTAGCTCAGATGGGTCTCCATCTATAAAATGTACCTTTGAGTCTTTAAAAAGGTATCTTAGGCAGTTAAATATAGTATAATCATAGTTATCTGTAGCTACTTGACTAGACCATCCTAGTTCTTTATTTGCTCTCCCTTCATTCCCAACTACATTTGCAACGCTAACATTAAACCTATTGCTTAAATCTAAAATCACTTGCTGCATTATATCTACAGCTAAAAAAGTTGCATTAGCTCTATTAGAAGCCTGATTAAGTAATTCATCCAGCCTTCGGTCACTATTCATTAGGTCTCCAGTTAAAGCGACCACAACTTGGCTAACTTCGTTTATCTTGAAGTATGCTGATGCCTTTTCTACAAAATGTTGACATCGTTGTGATGCGACTTTAAAATCGTAACGATTATTCTGAAGTTCAACTAATTCATTAAAATGAACATCACTAAATTGGATGACCCCAACCGCCCTTTTACTTACTTTATGGCTTTTCGTTAGTTTATGTAGTTTATTATTTTCAAAAAGCTTTTTTAATTCTTTGCTGTATGCTTCTACAGCGTTTTCAATTCTTGCGTGTTCCCTAAACCCTTTTCTTTCAATCCTAGTAACATCTTGAGCTTTTTGCTTCTCTTTGCGATACTTGACATTCTCTCTAAGAAGCTCAAGGTCTTCAATGGGGTTTACGGTTCTAGCTTTACAAGCACCGCATTTATATCGTTGCCTATTCTTATCAAAACCGCTTCTAGCTAAACCTCGATGATAACATCTAGGGCAGGCTAGAACCTTATTTAAGTATTCACTTGATGACATAAATTAATAAATGACGCAAATAGAAGGCAACTAAAGAGATTTAATTATCTCACTTAATTCTTTAGCACGATTTGGGGTCTGCTTCGCCCACTTGGAGTCTAACATCTCAACTGAAGCTTTTTCCCACTCAGCGTCTTCTAGGTACGCTATAGTTTTTTTAAATTTACAGAACCCTCTAAACCCTAATTGATACGCCATATTAAGCATAACATTTCTTACTTCAATAGGAGAGTGTCTGAACCAATCAAACTTTTTCTCAAATCTTTCTTCTAATACTTCTAGTTTTTCTTCAAGGATAAGATCGCATACGTCTTCTGACAAGTGAAGGTCTTTAATAGCAAAGCCAACCCCTATAGTATCTACACCTTCTGTGCATTTATAGACTGTTGGCTTATATCCTTCGTGTATTTTTAATTGCTGTATAATATCTTTCATAATGTTAAGTTGCTCTGTCCAGTATTTATATTTATTTGCCACTCTTTTTAGATTTCTTTTTTTTCGGCTTTAGCTTAGGCTTAGGCTTCGGTTTTATATATGTAGATAAATCTTTTTCAGATTTGATTCTTGTAAAGTTTTCTTTATAAATTTCTTCTTTTTCAGCAGAGTCAAACCAAGACTCTCTTCTACTATGAACTTGTTTTTTTTTATTTTTATACCATCTTAAATTTTTTTTCATATTTCTCCTTGTTTAAAGGGGGTAGTTACCCACCCCCTTTAATATAATCAGCAATAACAGATTACGATTTACTCGTAGTCTATTAATCCTATGATTCTTCTATCACCAGCATTATCGCTATTTATAGCAACACCACCGTATACAGACTCAACAGTTACTAGAGTAGATAAGTAAGCGTGTCTGTAAGATGCACTTATTTTAGCTTCTTTAGAAAAAGCATAATATAATGCAGAGTCGTGAATAGCATAACCATAAACAATATCATTATTATCTGTTCCAGATGACTCGAGATCGTCAAGAGCTTTGATGCCTTTAGCAACAGATGCAGAGACATCTCCACCATCGGTACTCATATAAGGTGATTGAGCAACCCATACTGGCATACCAAGTATGTTTCCAGCATTACCAGTTGACTCAAAACCAGCTCCTAATGGAGATGCAGTACCTTTAACAAAGTCAGCTAAATTAGCCAAGCTTGCATACATAGCAGGTGATAAAACAAGATTCCAACCTTGAGTTGTTCCTGTTTCACCTAGTATAATAGCCATTAAAGATGATAAGTTAGAAGCACTTAATGCAGAACCTGTTGTTTGAACGTGAATTGATGTATCCGCATCAGCACCAACCGCACCTGTAGCACTTTCAAGGATTCCTTGAAGATTACTTGCAACTAAATAGTGCATATAATTATCAAATCCTCTAGCAGCAGCATAAGCTAACTGGTTAGTATAAATGCTCAATAAGTCATAGTTAGCTTGAACACTTACAATATCTGGAACATAAACTGAAGCTACATTGTATTCAGATATTGTTAATGTAGTTTCCTGCGATGTCATTGACCCAGCACTTGTAACATCAGCAGTTATTTCTGAACCGTGCGTAAACGCAGATAGTTCAGGAACTCCAATGTGTGGTAAATGAATTTTATCACCGTGTTCAGCAACATCTGGAGATAGGTTAGTTCCGAAGTTTCTCATCATTATTTTTTGTTGAAAAACATCTAGTATAGCTTGTCCCCATACCTCAGGAACGAATTGATCAGCAACATTTGGAGTTACTGCACCAGTACCACCTGAATGTACATTTACGTCTAAAGGGTCTGTAAATGCCATTTGTTTTCTATAACTATCATCGAGATAGTTTGTGTAATTTAACATTGTTTTCTCCTACTCGTTATGTGTTAAGATGTTTGTTTTATAACTTGTTTGTGCCATTCTCTTTTTTCAGCATCAGTCATATCAGAAAAATGTTTTTTAGTTACAACATTTTTTGTTCTTCCTGCAACTTGAGGGGCATTAGACTTAACACCATTAATTTTATTAGTAACAAATTCAAGAGTATCTAAAGGTAAACCTTGTAAAGACTCTCTTTCTTCTTCAGGATGTTTTTCTAATAAAGAAGCACGTCTTGTTTCTTCATACTTAGTCCATTTATCTGCAACAGATGATAGGGTTTCATTTTCAGAAGACACTTTTTCATAAAGTGTTTTAAAATCTTCTTTCTCTTTTAACTTTGCTTCTTCTGCTTTTGCAAACTTCTTTTCCATTTCCGCTATACGAGCTTCTGCATCCTGCGACCTTTTTCTATACTTTTTGCTTTCTGCTATTAATGCACCGACATCGGTCGAGCTTGTTGGTGTTTCTTGGGTAGGTTGCTCACTTACTGTTTCGCTTGCTACGTTATTGGTTTCTTCGGACATACTGCCCTCCTATTTAGTGTTTTTGAAAAATAAAAATACTATATCTTGTATTTATCTTCTGCCATAAGTTAGATTATGACAGATGTTTATTGCAACCTTTAATGGAAAATAATTTAACAGAAGAACTAAAATTTAAGAAATCTTGGTTTGATTATATGGGTTATAAACCCCACAAAGGTCAAAACAAGTTACATTTCCCATCGAAGGAGACGTCTAGGTTTTTTGTAATGGTGTGTGGTAGAAGATTCGGCAAGACAACTTGTTCTGCTATGGAAGCAACCTTTTTAGCTTCTCAGCCTAATAAAAGAATATGGTGTGTTGGCTTATCTTACGACAAAGCTGACTTAATGTTCCGAGAAATTTGGAAAAAGATGGTGGTTGGCAAGCCCAATGACATTGAAAGAGCTTCTGAAAAAGAACGCTTTATTAAATTTAAATGGGGAACAGTCGTAGAAGGTAAGTCTGCTGATAACCCTGATTCATTAGTAGGTGAAGGTTTAGACTTACTTATAATTGATGAGGCTGCTAAAGTAAAGAGAAAGATATGGGATATGTACTTATCTCCCACTTTGTCAGATAGAAAAGGAAAAGGAATCTTTATAACTACACCAGAAGGTTTTAATTGGGTATATGATTTATACCTGCTTGGTCAGAAAGATGATCTGTGGGAATCTCATCAAGCACCATCTTGGGATAATGAGTTTGCTTTCCCTGAAGGTCAAGAAGATTCTTTTTTAAAAGAACGTAAGCGTAATATGTCAAAAGAGTCTTACGATCAAGAGTATGGTGCTAAGTTTACAACTTTTGCTGGGCAAGTTTATCCATTTGACCGTAATTTAGATGTAGGGTATTTTCCTTATAATCCTAACTATCCTACTTTTTGCAGTATTGACTTTGGCTACAGGATGCCAGCAGTAGGCTGGTTTCAGACACAAATGATTAATGGAGAGTGGCATATAAATATAATAGATGAAATTATACACGAGACTAATATTAAGACTGACGAGCTTATCAAGCAAATTAAATCAAAGCCATACAATGTTAGGGCTTACTATGGCGACCCTGCTGGAAAACAAGCACAAGGTCAGTCAGGTATGGGGGATATAGAGATTTTTAGACAAAACGGTATACATATACAAACAATCAGAGATAAAGTATCAAGAAACATATCGTCAGGAATTAGTCACGTTAGAGGTTTTATAGAAAATGCTATGGGTAAGCGTTATTTACACGTACACAATAAATGTCAAGGCATAGCAGAAGATTTAGAGAACTATCGTTATCCAGAACACGTTGAGGGAAAAGCATTAAAACCCGACCCTTTAAAAGATGGATTCCACGATCACGGATGCGATATGTTGAGATATTTTTTTATAAATAGATTTCCAATTAAACAACAAGAATTAATAGTGAGGAGAAGATGACAGTTGAACAAATAATACAAGAATCAGTTAAAGAATTTAAGCAGTCTCAGCAAAAAGCAAGAAGAGAACACGTTAGAAAGCTTATAGATTACTATTGCGGCTCTAACACAGGTAATTACATATCACAATATTTTGATGCCGACGCTTTCAGAGAAGTTCCTTGCTATGAAGCAAACTTTACCAAGAGATTTATAAATAAAATGAGCCGAATTTATACTGTAGGTGCTAATAGAAATGTAGGTAACGCATATTCTAACTTAACTGTAATGAAAGACGCTAGAATGAAACATATTGAAAGAATGACACGTTTAATTGGAAGCGTTGCAACGCAAGTAGTGTTTATTGATGACGATATGCCTCATTTTGATTACAGACCTATATATTACTTTGATGTTCATCTTGGGAGCAACCCTTTTAAGCCTGAAGCAATAATTTACCCTGTTCTTTCAAACGTAGACGATGTTGCCTATGCAGAAAAAATGCAATATGCTTATTGGGATAACGCTATATATGCCTTGTATGACGAGGATGGTAATATATTAGATGAATATGAACACGGTTATGGTGTTATACCATTTGTATTTACTCACAGAGAGAATCAGTTAGACTCTTTCTTTGTAGATGGTGCAGACGATATTGTATCTTGCAATGAACACGTTAATATAACTATGACTGAGCTTCAGCTAGGATTAAGATTCCAAATGTTTGGGCAGCCTTATGTTACAGGGCTACAGGCTGATAAAAGATTAGAAAGAGCTGGCTCAGACACTATATTAGACTTGCCAGAAGGCTCTATATACGATATTGTGTCACCAGATGCTGATTTACAGTCAGTTATTGAGACAGTTAAGTTTCAAGTAGACTTAGTTGCTCAAAATAATCACTTATATGTTCAATTTGCTCAAGATGGTGGTGAAGTTCCTAGTGGTATTGCTCTTAAAATTAAGGATTTAGAAAGATTTGAAGATTATCAAGACGATATTGAGCTATGGAAGATGTATGAACACGAATTATATCACGTTGAACGAGAAATAGCTGATTATAACGGAATAAAACTACCTGATTCTTTAAAACTAGACTTTAACGAGCCTGAATATCCTAAAACTATGCAAGATCAAATACTATGGGATAACCACAGACTGCAAAACAACCTCATAACTAGACCTAAATTAATGGTTGAGTATAATGACGACCTTTCTTTAAATGAAGCTGAAAGAATAGTTGCTGAAAATGAATCTGTGAATGGAGTAGTTACGCCTAATGAGTAGCTTGAAATTTGGTCAAGCAAAGTTCAAGAGTAATTTTAGCTTTGCAAAAATGCTGAGGCGTGCAGAGTCTAAAAAATTTCAGAATAAAACTTCTGAATCTGTGATAAATCCAATGGTTAAAGATTCTAAGCAGTTTATAAAGTCAAATAAAGTGCAACCTCCAACAGGCACCGAAACCTTAAAAAAGCGACACGCAAGAAAACGACCAAAATCTATAGGTGGTAATACTACGCTATACGATACTGGCACACTTTATAAAAGTTTAAAGCGTTCAAAGTCAGTACCATACGGTGTTGATATGGTTGATTATGGTGAAAAACACCTTAGCCTACCTAAAGGAAACCCTAGAAACTTTCTTACCCTAAGTGAGGATAACGAAAAAAAAGCTGTAGTAAAAATAGTAGATAGCCTAGTAAAGGCATCTATGACCAAATAATACAAGGAGCTATATATGAAGCCCGAAGAAATAAAAATTCTCATTGAGATATTAAAAGACGTTAAGCAAAACAAAGATAGCTTAGATAAATTGTTATTTCAATTAGAAACGCTAGAAAAAGCTTTATTTGTTCAAGAGCCAGTTAATTCAACAGCTCCCGATGTAAATGAGG